TAAAAAATGCAGTATTTGCAATGTCAGATGAAATTAATACTAAATTTAATTCAATTCCAATGACATTTGGAGATGTACTCAATAAAATTAAAAATAATGCTGTTAATTCTTTTATAGGAATCAGTAGCACAATGAGTGGTATTTTTAATAGTGAAAGATTTCAAGGGTTTATAGATGGAGTTTCATCTTTTATAAATAAAGCTTTTGTTATGATAAATTGGCTTATAAAAGGAATATCTGCTGTTGGAACAGTCCTCTATGAGATATGGGGACCTATTCAACCTATATTAGTTACTGTTTTAGGATTACTAACTACATATAAGTTAATTATGGGATTTATAGCATTGAAAACAGCTATTGCAACAGGAATTACTACTATTTACAATTTAGCACTTCTTGCAAAACAAACAATGTTAGGGGCAGTTAGTGTAGCACTAGCAAAAGCTACAGCTGCACAAACAGGGCTTAATATTGCAATTTTGACATGTCCAATTACTTGGATTATAGCTGGTGTTGCTTTAGTTATTGCAGCTATATATGGTGTTGTAGCAGTATTTAATAAAATCACAGGTAAAGCAGTCTCTGCAACAGGTATTATTGTTGGAGTGTTCTATTGGATGGGTGGACTAATCTATAATATAATTGCTTCTACTTGGAATAAATTAGCACAAACTTTTGTATCTATCTATAATTTAGGAGTTAGTATAGCTGAATTTTTTGCCAATGTTTTTAAACATCCTATTCGTGCTGTAGCTCATCTATTTGCAAATTTTATAAACTTTTTAATAGATAAAGTTAAGTTTTTAGGTTCAATAATAGATACTATATGTGGAACTAATGTTGTTGGAAGATTAGAAACTGTTCAAACAGCGATTGGTGACTGGGTAAATGAAAAAGTTGGTGGAAATGAAATAACTTTGAAAAGAATGGATGCAACTCAAGTTATGATGGATAGAGTAGGCTTGAAAGATATGTACAATAAAGGTTATGAAAAAGGTGCTAATTTTAGTTTATTTGGTAAAAATGCTGAAACTGGAATAGATACTAATACAGAATTTGGTAATTCTACTAATCCTGAGGTAGCTAAGTCTAATGATTTATTAAAAAATATAGATAAAAACACTAAGAAAGCTGGAGATATGTTAGATTTATCACATGATGAAATTAGTTATTTGAGAGATTTAGCAGAAAGAGAGGCTATAAATAGATTTACAACAGCAGAAGTAAAAGTTGATGTTGGTGGAATAACTCAGCATGTTTCTAGTGCACTTGATTTAGATGATATTGTAGACTATATGACTAATAGAATGGAAGAAAGTATAGCAATAGCAGCGGAGGGAAGTTATGAATAATTTTATGATAGATAAAGGATATATTTTTTATTTAGATGGAATATTAGTTCCTATCACTCCTTCTTCCATTACAACAAAAATTAATAATAAAAATAAGGTTATAACACTTATCAATGATGGAGATTTTAACATTCTAAAAGAAGAAGGTTTGAAAGAATTTACATTTGATATGTGTTTACCTGCATATAAGTACCCTTTTGCAAGAGGGGTACTTTTACCTATCAATTATTATCTAAATATGCTAAGCTTCTTAAAAAATTCAAAGAAACCTTTTAGATTTATAGTAATTAGAGAGGGAGCAATTGGAAGCTCAGGATACAATACAACTATGTTAGTATCTCTTGAAAATTATGAAATAAAAGAAGAAGCTGGCAATGGTAGAGATGTTGTTGTATCAGTAACTTTAAAAGAATACAAGAATGTCAAAAGCACTCTTTTTAAATATATTGATATTGGAGCTCAAGCCATAGGCACAGCTTTATCTGTAGCTACTTTTATATCTACAAAGACTAGAGATAATTCATCAAAAAAAACTCAAAGAACTTATAAGGTTAAAGAAGGAGATACTCTTTATATTATTGCCAAAAAAGAATTGGGTGATGCAAATAAATGTAATTTCTTGAAAGAATTAAATAAATTAAGTTCAATACATGATATTAAACCTGGGCAGGTGATAAGACTTGAATAGAGATTTAGATTTAATAATAAAAACTCAAAAAGGTCCAGTTGCACCTGCCATTCTTGATGGTGCTTGTTGGGATACAGAAAGAAAAGGAACTCCTGGGAAATTTACTTTTAAATGTATTTTTGATGAATTAAATCAATTTGAAGAAGGAGATTTAGTAACAGTAAAATATAAGAATGAAGAAGTTTTTTATGGATTTGTATTTACTATTTCAAGAGATAGAGACAAAATTTTATCAGTAACTGCTTATGACCAGTTAAGATATTTAAAAAATAAAGATATCTATCACTATGAAAATAAAAAAGCATCTGAAGTCTTGAAAATGATAGCTGATGATTTTAAATTAAATTGTGGTGAAATAGAAGATACAAAATATGTTATTCGTGAAAGATTAGAAGATAATGTTGCTTTATTTGATGTTATTTTAACTGCTCTAAATTTAACTTTACAAAATACAAAAAGATTATATGTTATTTATGATGATTTTGGAAAAATAACATTAAAAGATGTTGAAAGTCTAAAATTGAATGAAGGTATATTTATAGATGAAACTATATCAGAAAATTTTTCTTATAGTTCAAGTATAGACAAAACCTATAACAAAATAAAACTAAGTAGGGAAAACAGAGAAAAAGGAGTAAGAGATATATACTTTTCTCCAAACACAGAAGCAGAAATAAAAAATCATACTTATGAGAAATGGGGTATCTTACAATACTATGATACAGTGGATGAAAAAGAAAATCCACAAGTAAAAGCTGATTCACTCTTAAAACTTTATAATAGAAAATTTAAAAGTTTATCTATTAAAAATGTCTTTGGTAATGTAAAAGTTAGAGCTGGAGTAAGTATAGTTGTAAAATTAGACTTAGGAGACATTAAGGTTAGTAATTATATGCTTGTTGAAAGTGTAAAGCATACTTTTAATAAGGATGAACATTTTATGGATTTAAAATTGAGAGGAGCTGATATTGAATGATAGAAGCAATAAAAAAAATAGTTTCTAATATGTTAGAAAATTCAAAACTATCTAAACTAGAATTTGGTACAGTTGAAAGTGTTGACCCTCTTAAGATAAGAATAGACCAGAAAAAAGTTATAAATGCTAGCCAATTAATGTTGTCTCATTTAGTAAGAGATTATTATGTAGATGTTACAGTTCAACATAGCACTGATAGTATTTATGGAGCTTGGGATACATCACATAATCATCCTGGAGCAGGGACAAATGTCATTCCAATAGACCATGAACATGAGTATAAAGGTCGTAAAAAAATTATGATGCACTATTCACTGAAAAAAGGAGAAAAAGTTGTATTAATAAGACAAGATGGAGGACAACTCTATTATGTTTTAGATAGAATAGATGATCCTATTGTTGAAGGAGAGTGGATATAATGCTACCAGTTAGAAATGATAGAGTTGGAATAAAATCAGAAGTGGAAGCTATTCCAACTAAGACATATAAAATGGCTATATTTGGAGAAAAAATTACAGGTAAAACAGATGGACAAGAAGCTATGAAACAAGCTATTTATAAAATCTTAAATACTGAGAGATATCAATATCCAATTTATAGTTGGAACTATGGGATTGAATTAAAAGACTTATTTGGAAAATCTAAAAGTTATTGTGAAGTTGAATTAGTATCAAGAGTATCCGAGGCTTTATTGCAAGACGAAAGAATTATTGCAGTAGAGTCTTTTTTATTTGATGATACAAAGAAAAGAGAAAGCTTAGCAATGACTTTTACAGCAAAAACAATTTATGGTGATGTTGAAATAGCTAAGGAGGTGAAAGTAGCATAATGTTTGAGGACAAGACTTATGAAAATTTACTGAGTGATAAATTAAGTAGGGTTCGTAAAGATATTGATACTCGCGAAGGGTCAGTAGTATTTGATGCTACAGCAGGAAACTCTTTAGAAGAAGCTCAAATGTATTTAACAATTGCTGAATATTATCAACAAACTTTTGGAGATACAGCAAGTAGAGAGTTTTTAATAAGGAGAGCAGCAGAAAGAGGAATAAAACCAAAAGCTGCAAGTGTTGGAGTATATAAAGGTATCTTTAATATGGATATTCCTGTTGGAAGTAGATTTTCTTTAGATATCTATAATTATATCGTTATAAAAAAATTATCTACTGGAACATTTGAATATATGTTGGAATGTGAAACTTATGGAGAAGAACCTAATGGTTCTGTAGGAGATTTAGTTCCAATAGATTATATTCCCGGATTGATTTCAGCCAAAATAACAGAGATGCTTATTCCTGGTGAAGATGAAGAAGAAACTGAAAGTATAAGGCAAAGATATTTAGATAGTTTTAATCTACAGGCTTATGGTGGAAATATAAAAGACTATGAAGAAAAAACTATGGCACAAGCTGGGGTAGGAGTAGTTAAAGTAACTCCTGTTTGGAAAGGTGGAGGAACAGTAAGAGTTACTATTTTAGATAGTGAATTTAACATAGCTTCTACATCTTTAATTTCTAAAATCCAAGAAGTGTTGGACCCAACTAAGGACCAAACAGGGAAAGGATTAGCTCCTATAGGGCATATAGTTACAGTCGATACTCCTGCACAAGAAAAAATTTATATTGCTACAAAATTAACTTTAAAAGATTTATCTGTTACTAATATAAAAGCTGATATTGATAAAGTTTTAAAAGCATATCTATTAGAATTAAGAAAGCAATTCAAAGAATCAGAAAAAATAATTGTCAGGACATCAACAATAGAATCAAGAATTTTAGCATTAAATCCTAATATTTTAGATATTCAGGAAACTAAAATAAATGGATATGCTCAAAACTTTACACTAGACTCTTTTAAAGTGCCTGTGTGGGGAGATGGAAATTATGTCCAACTTTAAAGATGTTAATTTATATGATAATTTACCTGATTTTATGCAGCAATATAAAGAAATACAAGCTATTTTTAATATTGAAAATGTAGATTTAACAAAACTTTGGAATGAAATTAGAAGAAGTTTTAATAATGGTTTTATATTTTCTACAAATGTTTTAGGAATATCTAAATTTGAAAAAATGATGAATATTTATCCTAAGGCAACTGATAACTTGAAAGATAGACAATTAAGAGTTTATATGAAATGGAATGCTACTCTTCCATACACTTGGAGATGGTTAGAAGAATTTTTAATTACTTATTATCAAAATGTTAAGACAAAAGCTATTCCAATTTTATTTAATGATAAATATGAATTAGATATTAGATTAGAAAAGCAAGAGGAATTTAATGATTTTGATTACAGTATATACAAAGAATTAAGACCTATGATTCCAGCTAATTTAGGATTAAGAGTAGTTAATGTAATTCCAACAAAATCTGAGAAAATTAATGTAATGAGTATGGTAATTTATAAAGCTAAAAAAGTTTTAAAAGAAAATAATAGACTAACTAATCTAGTTGGAGAAAAAGTATTTAATAATACTTTAGTTTATAGATTAAAAAAGGAGGTTTAAATGGCTTTTAGAGGACTTACAAAAAAAGGTGCTGACTATTTAGCAACTAGGCTTGCAAATGAATTAGCTGTAGAATTTTTAAAAGTAGAAATAGGAGATGGTGCTGTAGTAAGTGGGCAAAATCCAAAAAATCAAACATCTCTTGTTTCATATAAAAAGGATGTAAGAATATTAAAAAAAGAACAAGAAAATAATGCTATTAATCTAACAATTCAGATAACTAATGATGATATAACACAAGGTTTTTATCTGAAAGAGATAGGAATTTATGTAAATGACAGTACTTCTAATGGGTGCTTGTATTGGTATTGTAATGAAGATAATGCTCAATATATTCCAGCAAAAACAGATAGTGTGATAGCATTTGAAATAGATATTAGAATGGAAGTAACGAATTCTGATGCAACTATAATAAATTGGAGTGGAAAAAACACCTGGATTAATAAAGAATATCTTGAAGAAAATTACACACAAAAGGGTGGATATGCTGGAACAGCTCAAGAAATTGACGATAGAGTAGTTTCTGCACTTGGAAAAGAAGATGGAAAATTCCCATTAACAGAAGCAGTAAAAGGTAATGTTTACTACTTTAATGGAAATAAGAAATTCTACATCTGTAAAGAATCACAAAACAGAAGAGTAAGTGTTCCAGATGGGAATTTTGAAGAGTTATCGATTTGGGAAAATCGTAAGAGATTGGAAAATTTCTACACATATAGAGAGTTTAATAATTATGCTCAAATAAAAGATGTAACAAGTATTACAGCTAGGGTATATACAGTTGGAAATTTAGCAATTACAAGTATAATAGTTGAAACTCCTAAATTGATTGGAAAAACAACAATAAAATTTCCAATTAAGTATAAAGCACCGCCATTTGTAACTTTCCAAGATAATGATACTGCCTCAACTCCACCTGGACCTCTTGGAATCAATTGGACTAATTTGGATTCAATTGAAGTACAAGGTTTTAATGGTGGTTTCACAATGTTAGTAGTTGGAGCAATTTAACTTAACTATTTACAGATAAAATTTGTGCAATAAAATTATTATCAGCTGTAGAATTTGTAACAGTAGAATGAGTAATTGTTATTACATTATAGGTTAACTTAACTTATCTCCTATGATAAGAATATCTACAACACTATGCCCATGTCCTATAATATTTGGCCATCTTTTTATAATTATCTCATCATTCGATATTGTTGAGGTAAAAACAAATTGATTATCTATATCTTCTGAACTTGCTAAAATTACGCCATTCGTTATTTTTAAAGGTAGATTAAATTTGTAAGGATTTTCATTGTAGTCAACATTCTTTCTTAGCGATAAAATGATTTTTTTGCTTGGAAACTCAATAATATTCCATCCTTTTAAATTATAAGAAGTGACTAAATTTTCCAATCTCTTACGATTTTCCCAAATCGATAACT